GTAGTGAAGTTTACGCAATAATGAGGGCGAATGGAATCACTAAGTCATACGTATATGGCATGTGTTACCAACCAAGTCCTTTGACATTTGACTTTTTAAAGTGTGGAATGAGTTGCCCTTCGTTAGAAGAAAAACGTAGTTATCAAGTCGGCGAAAGAGTATCAAGACAACTTTCATGGGTACCCGGTTGGCAAGGTGCCCACGTACATAGCGACCACGGTGCTGACTTTTGGTTTGGTATTCAACACTTCTTGATGGTTCCGAATGGTCCTATTCCAACTACATTCAACAAAAATGACTTGACTGTTGCAGTATGGGACGTGAGTAGTCGCATGAAGTTAGCAGATATAAGCGACCATGATGAATACCGAGCTACTGCTTGGGCTGAAGGTGAATTAGTTGCACAATACAAGCAACGATTTGATAAGTTACCTAGCTTAAATATCCAAGATCCTAGCAAATCAAAGTATTACAAAAGCGGTTATACTCCCAAATCTGTATACAATGCACTTTTCGGTTGACAACTAAACTTTTTGGATGTATAATAGTCACATAACTTGAAAGTATGTATGACTGTTAGCTTTTCTCTTTTCAAAGAGTCCTGTGCCGAACGAGGGTACACCGAACGAATCTTCGAAGACCGAGGTGTACTAGTACTTTATTCTAACAACGGGGTAAAGTGTGAGATTAAAAAGAACCATTATACTATTGGTTGGTTAGCAAAGCCAGAAGATGTTGCAGTGATGCGACAAAAGTTTATTGAGGCTGGCTTTAGTGAAAAAACAGGTAAGCGTAGTGAAAAACGCAAAGATGCCAAAGACTTTATCAACGTACACTTTGACGGTGATGTACTTGAAAACTTTTGGGAACTTGTTGGCATCATTGAATCCATTGAAACTATTGTCCGACGTACACGAGGACAAGCAATTAAGCCCATTCCACGTGAGGTATCCGAACGTAATATCTTTGAAAAGATTGCCAAACGTTTTAAGTACTTTATCGACAATGAAGACGGCTTCGGATTAGAAAATGCCCGAGCATTGCTTGAGGGCGATAGTATCGACTACATGATTACCATAGGTGAATCAGTCAATCGCACAAAAGAAAATAGTTACCGAGAACACATTGTTCCTTGTATCATGGTGTTCAATCAAGCGATAACAATGACAATGGAAAAACGAAGCGTCACCGAAGTAGCACAAATGATTAAGAACAATTTAGCTATTGTTTTGATTACGAATGAGGAAGCAGAGTTACTAGACAATGAGTTAGATATGCAAACGAGTATGCCAGATGGTTGGGAATTTGGTCAGGATGTGTTTGCACGTTTGAAAGTAGCAAACATAACACTAAAGTGATACTTGACAATAACTCGATTCTGTGAGAGAATAGTCTTTCTTTCAACAAAAAGGTTTGATTATGGCTGGACAACGTATTTTTAGAGACTTGATTACTTCTGGGCGACACAAGGGTAGACCAAAGTGTATTGTAGAGGGATGTAAGAGTCCGGGTCAAGACATAGGTACAAAGCGAAAAGACGGCAGTAGAATTTATCGTGCAAAATGCGGATCACATCACTTTCATCAATATGGAATGGGTGATTTTATCTACAAGAAACACCGAGTAGATTACTGCGAGAACACCGATGGTAGATTGGGATTTATCTGTACAAGTACAATTTTTGACATGTCTCAGCTAGATACCGACCACATCAATAACAATCACGAAGACCACCGAAAATGTAACTTGCAAACTCTGTGCAGAACTTGTCACCCTGTAAAGGGTAAGCTATATGGGCATATTAAAAGTTTGTCGTATCTTAAAAAGATTCTCAATAAAAATAAATTATTGCCTAATTTAGGTCCCTTACCCAAACAAGATTGAGTCAATCTAAATAGTAGTATATAATAAACACATGACACACAAATACGCCCTCATCGACACTGCCAACACTTTCTTCCGAGCGCGCCATGTTGCATCACGCAACAGTACAGCAGAGGAAAAAGTAGGAATGGCCCTTCATCTTACACTTGCATCATGCAATCAAATCGTCCGCAAGTTCGGGGTCGAGCACGTTGTATTCTGCTTGGAGGGGCGAAGCTGGCGTAAGGACTTCTATGAGCCCTATAAGAAGAATCGTGTAGTTGATACACAAGCACAGACTGAGGCTGAGAAAGAAGAAAACGAACTTTTTTGGTCCACGTATGATACCTTCACAACGTACTTGCGAGAGAAGACCAACGTAAGTGTCCTGCGCAATCCCACAGCAGAGGCAGATGACTTAATCGCACGATTCATTCACTTGCATCCTGATGACGAACATTTTATTATTTCGAGCGACACAGATTACGTTCAATTAATTACAAGCAAGGTTAAACAATACAATGGTGTATCAGGTGAACTAATCACTCTAGAGGGTTATTTCAACGACCGTGGTCAGATTGTCAAAGATAAAAAGACTAAAGAGCCTAAGTTGCTTGAGGATCCCCAATATCTGCTTTTCAAAAAATGTCTCCGCGGTGATTCAACGGATAACGTGTTCAGTGCATATCCGGGTATTCGTGAGAAAGGTTCTAAGAACAAAGCTGGTATCATTGAAACATACGCTGACAAAGAAAAGCAAGGATTTGTGTGGACGAATACGATGTTGCAGAGGTGGGTTGACCACAATGATGTTGAACACAAGGTACTTGACGACTACAAACGCAATGTTACATTGATTGACTTGACAGCACAGCCTCAGGACATTAAGGATAGTGTTGACTTGACTATCAAAACAGATGTGCGTACAACTACTACACCACAAGTGGGCGTACATTTTATGAAATTCGCCGCTAAATATGAACTTACCAAAATCTCTGAACAAGCTGAAACTTATGCTAAGTGGCTTAATAGCCCATATAAGGGCACGATACATGAATCACATTCTGCATAAACAAATTTACGCAGGTCTCTTTGAGATTATCAAAGACCGAGACATGTATTACCATAGTGGTGTAGGTCAACACTATAGCCACTTAACGGAACGAGGTAAAGAGGCTACGGTTAAGTGGCTTAACATGATGGCATACGAAATGCTTGAACTTGAAAAAGCAGAATTAGATGCCCGAGCTAAGAAACTTATGTGGGAAGAGTTGAAAAAATGAAATCGATAACACTTAATCGCAAACAAGTACAGGACTTAATTGACATGTGCATTCACTTTAAAGAAGTTGAATACTTTACCATTGAGCAAGATAACTCTAGTGGTATTGGTCCTGCTATCCATGTAAAAATTGATTTGTTCGGAAAGCCAACTACAGTAGATATCACTGATGTGGAGAGTTGGTAATGGAAACATATTTGACACACAGTAATACTAAGTTTGTAGAAATCAAACGAGGTGAGCCTGGCTTTATGATGAACGATGGATTCACTTTAGTTCCTCGTGCTAGTATAAACATCTCACCATTCTGCCCAGATAGTGTCAAACAAACGATACGACAGGCATTTGCAGATGGTCATCTGGAGATGATTGCGTATGTGAAAGAAAAAGATTTTATGTGGGAGACACTCGGTGGATAAGAATCAACAAGAACTATTTAAAATCATCCTCGAAGAGGTCTTGGTTGGTATCAGCGAAAAAGAGTTTGCCAATTTGATTGACACCTTCGTTGAATTGTACGAAAATAAGTTTGGTACATTATCACTAGAAGATACTGAACCAGAAGAACAAGACTTGTTACACACCAAAGAAGCAACCGAGTACTTAAAGAAATTTCAACTATGACAAAAGAAATCTTTTACAAAAAAGTAGGACGCAAATATGTCCCTGTCAGTGAATATGACAGTGACCTTTCCTATGCACTGCCAAAAGGCGCGCACCTACTGATTGTATATCCAGGTGGACAAAGCACCCGCTACAACATTAACCCTAATCATGCTGCTATGCTTGCGGCATGTAGAGTAGCAGAAGATGCGATTAGCAAAGCTATCATGGATGCAACAGAGATTCGTAGGCAAACTCGTGGTAAGACTGAAACACCACTAACAGAATCACAGAAAGCAGCATGGGAGAATCTTGTAAAAGAATTCGGTGATGACGCTAAACAACTAGAGTGGCCTAGTGCCCGAGGTGCTGCCGAAGATGCAGTAAAAGCAATGATGGCAGAAGCTGAAAAGCTAATGTCAGTACCATCAGTAAAGAAAGCCTATGAGCAATTTATATTGATGGCAGAATTAACAAAGGATAACAATGAACAATCTAGTAGCTAAACCTATTATCAAAAACGAGTATTGGGTCATCACTGATGGCAAGAAAAAAGTAGGCAATGTAACTGCTGAGGGTAGCGGCTTTGACGTTCGGATCGGTAATAACATCGAACACTTCAATACAACTAAGGCAATCGAAAAGAACAAGCACATTGAGTTTGCTAAAGTAGAAAAAGCAAAGAAGGCTACAGAGCCGCCGTTTGCAGTATTCCCAACAGACACTAATCGTATCTACAATAGTGTGTTGGATGTAAAGCGTAAACTGCACTTGTATACAACTACACCCAAGAGCAAGTGTTTTCACGTTGCAGGGTGGTTCGCATTGAAACAGACGAATGAGTATACTCCGGTATTTTGCCCAAAGTACATTTTTGTTCAACGTTATGACTATATGGGCCCGTTTAATACTGAATCAGAGGCAATCAATAGTATAAATAGTCTATGAGTCAAATAAAAAAGTTTATAGACAAGATAGCTACAATGGAAGGTCGTCAAGCACGTGAAGTAGTATTGCCAATGATTGAGGCAAAAGAACTGCGTGACGAAATTACTAAGCTATTACTCGACCAAAGAAATACGCCAAAGTCAGAGGAAGTTATAGATGTAGTACTCAAAGGCGGCAAGTGGTAAACAATGAGCAGAACACAACCTAAAGTCATTTTAGAGATAGTAGATAAAGAAACATATAAGTGCGACCAAATTGTAGAGGCTGCAGGTATATGGGCTGTGTTCTATGACGGGCAACCAATCAACTTAAAGAGCCAACACTACTTAGATAGTGAAGCTGTACCTAAGTACAAGAAGACCAGCTTTAGTAATCCTGGTCATGCAAGAAACCTGTGTCGTAAACTGAACGCACAATTTAAAACAGATAAATTTAGTGTTGTGTTTATGAACAACGGCACCAAAGTTTATCCTGATGAATAAGCCATCACTCAAAGAACAAATTACTTTTGCGGTAATCAAAGAATTACCAGAAGCATGGGAAGAGTGGACCCTTGAAGAAGCAATGAAACGTTGGTGGCAGACGGGTCAACGAGGTGACAGTCTACGTTTAACTGACATGGGCGATACGGCATTCCGTCTAGCAGAGATAGAGTTTTACAAATACGATTTTACAAAGAAGATAGAGGGTAGCTATCATAGTTACATACTAGACCTCAGTAAGAAATTGAAATGCCCTTACTTTCTTGGTGTAAATAAACAAGAAGGTAAAAAGAATCAACCATATATACGATTGTATGATAGCAAGATTGCTATGATGGTCAGTTTGTATGGTGATATAGACAGTTACTTAAAATCTATAAAGGTAAGAAAATGACAGAACCAAAGAAACCCAGCTTCCTAGACGTTATTAAAAACGCACAGAATATGAAGTCTATTGTACCACCGGGTAAAGCACAGCAAGTACAACAAGCCAAGTTCAAAAATAAAGTTGGATCAAACAAACCGACTAAAAGGGCACAAGGTAGAGGCGGGTAAGTCAACTAAATACATCAGTAAAACGTTGTATATATGTACGTTAAATTTTTAAAGGATATCAAATGAAAAAACTAATCGCAATCGTAATGATGGCTTTCACAATGACTGCATTTGCCGCAGAGCCAGCAAAGACTCCGGCTACACCAGCAAGCGCGCCAATGAAGTTGGCTAAGAAGAAAGACCATTCTAAGGACAAGAAGGTGGACGCCACCAAAAGTACAGCGGACAAAAAAGCCGCTGACAAAAAAGCTAAGTGATTTAGACGATGAGGACTATGGTCCAGCAGGACCAGATGAACTAGACTTACAACGTGGGTATGGTCG